GGTGCTCGTGGTGATGACCCACGATTTAATGAATTCTTTTTTAAGTTTTGGGAAGGCACATTCTTTCCTTATCTAAAAGAAAACAACATTAAACACATCTGCCATCTTGGTGATGTTGTTGACCGCAGAAAGTTTATTTCATTTGTAACACTCAATTCTTGGCGTAAACGCTTCTTTGATGTATTACAGACAGAAGGCATTAATATGGATGTGATTGTTGGTAACCATGATGTTACTTACAAGAACACCAATGAGATTAATGCTATGCATGAGTTGTTTGACCATTACACTAATATCAATGTGATGATTGAACCAAAAGATATGGAGTATGATGGTCTATCTGTTGCGATGATACCATGGATTAACTCAAGTAATTATGAACAAGCTTTAGAATTTCTAAAGACAACCAAATCGCAAGTAGTATTTGGACATTTTGAGATTGCTGGGTTTGAAATGGATAGAGGTAATGTGTGTCATACAGGAATGGACAAATCAACCTTTGATAGGTTTGATATGGTTCTATCTGGCCACTTTCATCATAAGTCTACCAATGGTTCTATTCACTATCTTGGTAATCAATATGAAATAACATGGGCAGATTATAATGACCCTCGTGGTTTCCATGTGTTTGATACTGAAACAAGAGAGTTGACATTTGTTTCAAACCCTAATAGAATGTTTCATAAAATTAACTATGATGATGCAACAACTGACTTTGCTTATTGGCAAAAATTTGATTATGCAGCCTTGAAAGATTGTTATGTAAAGATTGTAGTATTGAATAAACAAAACCCATATCTATTTGATAATGTGTTAGATAATCTATACAAGGCAGGCATTGGTGATATTGCCATTGTTGAGGACTTTACCGATACGATTATTGAAGATGATAAAGACCTTGTGAATCAGGCAGAAGATACAATGACCATTCTATCCAAGTATATTGATAACTTGACATTGACTGTGGATAATGATAAACTTAAAACTTTAATGAAAGAGCTTTATGTTGAAGCTCTCACTACTGAAACTGAATGATATTATTTCGTAAAATAAAATGGAAAAATCTGTTAAGTACCGGTAACCACTTTACAGAGATACAGTTTGATAAGTCACCTAGCACACTAATAGTTGGTTCAAACGGAGCAGGTAAATCTACAATGCTTGATGCATTGTGTTTTGTTTTGTTTGGCAAGCCATTTCGCTCGGTGAATAAACCATTGTTGTTGAATTCAATCAATGGTAAAGATTGTCTTGTTGAAGTTGAATTTAATTCTGGCAACAAGCACTATAAGATTGTTCGTGGCATTAAGCCAAATGTGTTTGAGATTTGGCAAGATGGTGAGATGATTAATCAAGATGCTGCTGTAAGAGATTACCAAGAATACCTTGAAAAGTTTATTCTTAAATTAAACTATAAATCATTTACACAAATTGTAATTCTTGGTTCAGCATCATTCACACCATTCATGCAATTGTCGGCATCTGACCGCAGAGCAATCATTGAAGAACTTTTAGATATTCAGGTGTTTTCTGCCATGAACAATATTCTAAAAGACAAGATTACAATGAACAAAGATGCCACGACAACTAAAAAATATGACATTGATTTGGCTGAACAGAAGTATAACTTACAGAAAAAACATATTGATGAACTAAAACAAAACAATGAAGATAAGGTAAAAGAATATGAAGGTGAGATTAGTAGTAGTGCGAACACCATATCCACGCTGGCAGAACAGATTGAATTGTTCTCTAACGAAGTTCGACAGTTACAAATACTCGTCAATGCAAAGGCTGAAACAGAGGCTAAGGTCAAAAAGATTACAAAACTTGAATCGCAAATTGAAAGCAACTTATCCAAATTTCGTAAGGATATCAATTTCTTTCAACACAATGACGATTGTCCAACGTGTAGGCAAGCCATTGCCATGGAATTCAAAGAGAAAGAACTTACCTTACTTGGTACCAAGGTTACGGAATGTGACCATGGTTTGCAAGAGTTAGAGAAGAAGTTATTAGCAGAACAAACTAAACTGAATTCAATCTCTGAAACACAAAAGAAAATTCAAGAATTGCAAATTGAAATTGCAACCAAAAATACCACTATTACCGAAACAAACAAATATATTAAACGGTTAGAAAAACAGATTGAAGATTTGAAGTTAAACAAATCAACTACCGACAAAGAAGAACAAGAATTAAGTGTCATAAATGAATCATTAAGTCAGTTAAAGCAACATTTAAGAACCCTTATAGATGAAAAAACATACTATGAGGTAGCATCAGGCTTGTTGAAAGATACAGGTATCAAGACCAAGATTATCAAACAGTATTTGCCAATCATCAATAAATTGGTAAACAAATATTTGGCATCATTTGATTTCTTTGTGAACTTTAACCTTGATGAATCATTTAAAGAAACAATTAAGTCAAGGCACCGTGATGATTTTACCTATGATTCTTTTTCAGAAGGTGAAAAACAAAAGATTGATTTGGCACTATTGTTTAGTTGGCGTGCTGTTGCTAAACTGAAAAACTCTGCCAATACTAATCTATTAATACTTGATGAAGTGTTTGATTCCAGCCTTGATGCCAATGGCACAGAATATCTAATGACCATATTGCAGATGTTAGAAGGCACAAATGTATTTGTTATCTCTCATAAGGGTGATATACTACAAGATAAATTCCGTAGTGTGGTTCGTTTTGAGAAGGTAAAAAACTTTAGTAGGATTGTAAAATGAACTTTGAACATTATTTAAGAAACTATAAAGAAGTAATTGATAAAGAAGTAGAGGGTTGGTTTTATCCTAAAGACATTATCATTACTTACGGCATATTAAAAGAATTACAAAAACCAAAAGGTGATGTGTGTGAGATTGGTGTTGCATATGGTAAAAGTGCCATTGCTATCTCACAGTTTATTGGTAACAATAACTTTTACTTGTATGATATCTTTTCTGAATCTGATAAAGAAAAAGCATCTGCTAATATTGCAAAGTTTGGTAATGCAAACAATCTAATTTGGAGATTAGAAGATACAACAGAGTTGAAATATGATGATGTTGTTTTTCAAAATGAATTGAGGTTTCTCCACATTGATGGTTGCCATGAACACTCAGCTGTGTTAAGTGATTTGCTATTGTTTAATACCAAAATGAGAGATGATGGCATCATTGCACTTGATGACTTTCAAGACCAAGAATTTCCTGGTGTTAATAGTGCAGCCTTTCAATTCTCATTATCAAATACTAATTATAAAAATTGGAGAATATTTGCGATTGGCGACAACAAAGCATATATGTGCCAAAAGAAATATGCCGAATTATATCAAAAGGCTTTGATAGATTACATTCAAAAGGCAAAAGAACAATACAATGTTCCATTTGCTATGCATTTGGGTTTGCGTGAACTTTTGGATATGAATGTTCTTATGTGTGATTCCAGAACGGCATGGGACCCACAGGTAATAAAAGAATCTTTGTTTGACAAACCAATGATAGGGTGATATAATGAGTGAATTCAAAAAATTAAGTGAGTATACCGATGGGCATAACCGAACAGGTCAAGTCTACCTAACAGGCGTAGGCAAATCTAGGTTTATGGCCTTGCTTTATGAAGCAGAAACAGATTATAATGATGCTAAGTATTTTGACAGAGAAGAAGATGCCGAAATTTGTGCAGAAGATTGGGTAATGAAAGCATGAGTGAAATGTTTATAATTAATACCGAAGAAGGTATTGTTAAAGAAAAAGAAGAAGTAATTCAACCTTTATCATTGTTTGATGATAATCATCCAATGCTTCTTCAGAAGATACCTGAATATGATGTTACACGATTGCCAAATCCCATTCTTGGTAAATTAATCAAGCGATTAAAGATGACCATGAAGTTACATGGTGGTATTGGACTATCTGCTAATCAATGTGGCATATTTGAAAGAGTGTTTGTGTTGGGTGCAAACGATGCCATTTGGGCTTGTATCAATCCAAAAATTATTAATGCTTCGCCTGATTTAATTAGAGAGAAAGAAGGTTGTTTATCTTTTCCTGGATTGGCACTTGGTGTAGAAAGACATTCTTGGGTAGAAGCAGAATTCATCAACGAAGAATGTAGGGTTGTGCAAATGCGTTTTGAAGGTTTAACAGCAAGATGTTTTCAACACGAACTAGACCATATGAACGGCATTAAGTTTACAAGTAGAGTTAAACCACTTGCATTACAGTTGGCAAAAAAACAACAACAGAAATTAATTAAGAAAATTACGAGATTGAAGAAACAACATGGTTGATCCTAAAGCTGATGTAGAAGAACAATGGAAGCAATGGCAAGATGAGAATCCGCCAAGTTCTTTTGTTAACATTGATGAGGGTTATCTTAAAGAGAAAACCATCAATGACTTAACCTATGTTTCACAAATGGATGTAAAAGAATACACACTCTATCAAAAGTGGTGTGAAGTAAAAGAAAAGTATCCTACTGTTACCAATCAAACATTATTTGGTGAAGAAACACAATTAGTTGAACCTAACCAACAAAAGATTGTTGATGAAGTTAAATCTTCTATTTGGATTCCAACAGAAGCTGATGACTACCTAAAACTACAACCTGTATTAGAATACACAGATGATTCTGGTAAAGATATGCAGATTGGTATTGATGGTTCTACATTTGAAGTTGAGAAGAAACGAAGCAAAGACTTACCTGAAAGATGGAATACTGTTCGTAATTTCATTTCAACAATGAAGAACAATAGTAACATTGGTCGCAACCTAAACTTCTTGGTTCGTGACCAGGTGACTGGCAAGTATCTAGGTGTCATCTGTATATCATCTGACTTCTTAGACCTTACTCCTCGTGATGAGAAGATTGGTTGGCCTCGTGAACTAAAGACACAAGGCAGTATGATTAATCACACGGCAATTGGTTCTACTATTGTGCCATTTCAACCACTTGGTTTCAATTATGTTGGCGGTAAGTTATTGGCATTGCTCTGCCTGTCTGATGAAGTGCAAAGACTTTGGAAGAAACAGTATGGTGATGTTCTTGTTGGTGTAACTACTACATCATTGTATGGCAGAACAAAGGCAGATGGTCTATCACAATATGATAATCTTGACCATTGGCAGAAAATGGGCTTCACGGCAGGTTCAGTATCATTTGAACCAAGTAGAGAAACTCGGTATGATATTATTAATTGGTTAAAGAAGAATCATACTCGCAAATACTTTGAATGGTATGTTGCAAAGAAACCATCAGGTCAACCATATAAGCGTGACCATAAGAATCGTTCACTAGGCTTTACATATAGTAAACTTGGTGTGCCTAAAGAATTGATTAGAACTGACCATGCTCGAGGCATTTACTTCTCACCATTGTATGATAACTCTTATGAGTTTCTCCGTGGTGAAATCAAAGAAGATAAGTTGGTAAAATCATTTGATACCAGCTATGAATCATTGGTGAATATCTGGAAAACAAAACACGCCATTGGTAGAATTAAACAATTGACCAAAAAGAATAAAGTATCCTATGAAACATTGTTTTATGATGATTTGATTTACCTTTCATGGGAAGAAACAAAGGCAAAATATTTAAGTCAAGTCGGCAGATAAAAACTTTTGCCATTAAAATGCTTGACAAGTAGCATATATAATGTTATAGTATTGAATATGCGGTGGGTTGTAGAACAAGTTGGACTTCCCGTTTAATTATCCTTGTGCAACTCAAGGCCACCGCTCCAACTATAAAGACTATGTTTACATTTCTAGGCATCCTAGGTTTTCTCATTACATTACTTGTTGCCATACCAGCAACATTAATCGCTTTCGCCTCTCTCATTGAACACCCAATAAAAACAATTATCAAATTGTGGACAGATGTGGTTGAAACTTACCGCACTCTTTGGGAAAACATTTCAAAATAATTGCCTCAATTGTAATCTAGGTGTGATATCATAGCCTTATGATTGAAGATTACTCCCACACTCTATTAGAACAGGAAGAAATGCATTTCTATTCCTGTGTTGCCGATGTCATTCGTGCCTTTCAATGCCATGGTGCCAGTCATATCCTACATGAAGTAATGAAAAATCCTCAATTAAAACAAGAGCTTAGCCTGTTGCTTTCACGCAACAAGTAAGCTTGACTTTCCTCGTGGTTCGTGTATAATGGTTGCATATTAATCAGAAAGTTCATATGGCATTTACAGTAGAATCTAAATCACAATTGGCAAAGTTACTTGCCACAGAAAATCTTACTATCGAGCATCAAAAGATTCGCACAGCAATGTTCGACCCTAAAAATCGTGTTCTCTATTGTCCTATCTGGAAAGATATGACTGGTGCTACATACGACCATATGTTAGGTCACGAAGTTGGCCATGCTCTCTATACACCTGCCGAAGGTTGGCATGAAGCGGCTTCTTCTCTTGGTGCCAAATATAAAGGCTTCTTGAATGTAGTTGAAGATGCTCGTATTGAGAAAAAAGTAAAACGGAAATATCCTGGTATTCGTTCTTCATTCGTTAAAAGTTATCAAGCACTTTTTGATAAAGATTTTTTTGGTATTAGAGGTCGTGATTTAAATAGTTTGTCATTTATTGACCGCCTTAATCTTCATACAAAATCTTCTGGCACAACCAAAGTAAATTTTACTGATGAAGAAATGAAATTGGTAAAACAAGTTGAAGCTTGTGAAACATGGGAAGATGTTATTCGTGTTACAAAAGCTGTATTCAATTATTCTAAAGATGAACAATTTGAAATGTTACAGCAATTGTTGGCAAGTATGGATTACCAACAAGATGATGGTGACGATGTTGATTCTGATGATGATTATGGTTATTCAGAGTATGATGAAGAAGAAGGCGAAGAAGAACAAGACGGTTCTCAAAGCGGTGATATGAAAGGTGAAAGTGGTTCAGAGAAACAAGAAGCCAAAAAATCCAATTCTGAAAATGATAATGGTGAAGAAACTGATAGTGATGAAAATGGGAATTCAATCAATCACGATAAAGAATCTAAGCCTACTGATATTGACCAGTTTGAGCCTTCTTGTGAAACAGATGAAAACTTCCGTAAGAATGAAGATAGTTTAGTTGCTCAAGAATGTAAACCATACCTTTATGGTAAAATTCCTAAAGCAAACCTTGATAACATTGTTACTCCTGCCAAGCGTGTGCATGAGTTATTAGAAAAATATTATTTCAAACATGATGGTTCTCCTGAGCGTAATGCTCGTTTTGAATCATATGCTTCATCTAAAGTAAAAGAATTCAAATCAAAGAATGAGCGCTATGTTAGTTTATTGGCCAAAGAATTTGAAATGAAGAAAGCTGCTCGTGCTTATGCCAAGGCTAAAGTGTCTAATACAGGTGACATTGATATCAGTAAACTATACAAGTATCAAGTGGAAGATAATATCTTCCGTAAGATGATGAGAGTACCAAAAGGTAAATCTCACGGCTTAGTATTGTTGCTTGACCGTTCTGGTTCCATGTCCCGTAATATGGCAGGTTCAATTGAACAGATTTTGGTTCTTGCCATGTTCTGCCGTAAAGTGAACATTCCATTTGTTCTGTATGGTTTTGGTGATGTAACAGAAAGCCGTTACTTTGATTACCCTAACCGAGATTACAAAAAAGAAAAATGCTTTGAACAAAATGTAAATGAATTTTCTTTTGATACGGTATTCTTGCGTGAGTATATCAATTCAAAAATGAGCAATTCAGAATTCAATCGTTGTATTCGTAATTTGGTTTTGTTAAAAGAATCTTATACTAGTAATTATCATTCTCTTGGTCGGCCAAATAGTGAGCATCTTGGTAATACTCCTTTGTTGCAAGCGATGATTGCATTAGAGCCAATCACAAAAGAATTTCGCAAAGTGAATAATTTAGATTTGGTTAACCTTGTGGTTGTCCATGACGGTGATGCTGATAATACAAGTAGAATAAATGTTGAAAGAGATCCACATGAATGGGAAAAACAAGGTGAAAAAATAATTAGACCTACATCTTTCAATAGCTCTCGTGAAAATGTATTCATTAAAGATTATGAATCCAAATTACAGGTTAAAATTGAACCATCCGTTCTTAATGGGTTTTATGATGAATCATTCCGAATCGGTATCTTTGATTGGTTCCGTGCTAAAACTGGTGCAAAGATTTTTGGTTTCTTTATTGCAGGCCAAGGCCGTGAGTTAAGACAAGCTCTTGCTCACAGGTATGTTAATAAAGATGGCAAATCTGTTAATGAGATTATCAAAGAAAAATATAGTTCTACCCATATGATGATTTCGCCAGATAAAAGTGATATTGTTAAAGAAATTGTTGCTAAAATGAAAAGTGAAAAGTTCATTCAATCTTACAATAAAGGCTACGAAGCATTCTTTATTATGCCTGGTGGTTCTGATTTACAGATTGAAGATGAGGAGTTGGTTGTAACTGGTGCGGTAACCGCTAACAAGTTAAAAACGGCATTTATGAGAATGAATAAAAAGAAAGCGGTCAATCGTGTGATGGTGTCAAGGTTCATTGATGGCATTGCTGCCTAAGGTGTTGTTTTTAAGCAACAGCTGCTTGACTTTGATTGTGGTTTATGATACAATGGTAGGATCTAGTGAAAAATGGAAGGTTATATTATGAGTAACAAAATTGAAATTCGTGAAAAGTTTAAAACATTATTAATTGCCACTGGCAAAAGCACCGTAACAAAATCTGAGATTAAGGATATTTGTTCAAAATTAAATATTTCTGGTGCTCAATGGTTTACTAAAGATATTAGTAACCGAGTTGGTCGTGGCTTGTATAAAGTACCAAATAGTTCATCGGCACCTGTTGCTGAAATGATTGATTATAATGCACAGGTTATTCCAATGCCAAAACAAAATGAAGTGAAGTCTGGTAATCGTATTTCAAATGTTACCACAGATTTAGAAACCGAAAATCTAGTACCTGCTGTATATAAAAATTATGTGCCGTTTGGT